ACAGTTGTTAAACCCTTTAGGGATAAGTACACCGGGAAGATTATTCTTCCCGGAAGTACATTTATATGTGATGAAAATGATAGGATAAAAGATTTAATCAATCGTGGACTAATCAAAAAGACTATCCTAGAAGATGGTGGCTATAAAGACTACCTTCAAAAATATCCTGCTACAGATGATTATTTATCAAGCTTTACTAAAAAAGAAATCCAAGTCATGTTAGAGGAGAAAGGTATTGAGTATAGTCCCAGGCAAACAAAGAATGAATTAATTAAACTGCTCCAAGGCGGTGATTAAATGTTAAATGATATTAAAGATNCACTAAGGGTAAGTGGAGATGATTTAGACGTCGAAATACAGGACCTAATAGATAGCGCCAAGGCAGACCTTGTTCTTAGCGGTGTGCATAAGGCCAAAGCTAAAGATGATGACCCATTGATTAAAAGGGCTGTTATCCTTTATTCTAAAGCAAACTTTGGATATGATGACCCTAAAATAGCAGACCGTTTTATGGCGGCATATAACAGTCTTAAACATCACTTAACATTATCAAGTGAGTATACAGTAGGTGGTGACTAGGTGAGAGATTATAGGTATAAAATAGACTTTTTAAAACACACAAAAACTAAAGATGAATATGGAGAACCTATAGACAGTTGGGAGCCTTTTAAGACTGGAATATGGGCCAGTAAAGACCCGTTAATCGGTAAAGAGTTTTTTACAGCCTTAACCACAGATAATAAGGTTGAGGTTAAATTTAACATGAGATTTATCCCGGACATAACAAGCGATATGCGAATAAGACACGGCAATGAAATATACGAGATTATAGGTCCTCCTGTTAATGTTAAAGGTCTTAATAGGGAATTGCTCTGTTATTGTAGGTTGGTGGAGTAAATGAAGTTTAAATTTGATGTTGATATGCGAGAGTTACAGAAAAGCTTAAAAAAGCTTGGCAATGTACCACAAAAACACGTTACAGCGTCGGCAAGAAAAGGAATGAGCATAGTCTTAAAAGATGCTAAGACAAACGCACCATACGATACTGGGGCATTAAAAAAAGGAATGAAGCTACAGGGCGAAAGGTCACGATACAAAGGCAAGAAAGTTTACAAAATTATATTTGACCCGGCCATGAACCATATATTCCAAAAGAAAAACCAAGCCGGGGAAATCGTGGCCTACTATCCAATATCGCAAGAATATGGGTTTTTCGCCAGAAATGGTCGATACATTCCTGGATACCGATTTATTCATGACAGTCTTGCAGATAATGCTGGACAGATGGAGCGGGTGATCATTAAGGAAATGAAAGCCAAAATCGACCAGGAGATTCGAAAGGCGGGACTAAAATGAAGGTTAAAGAATTAATTGCAATACTTGAAACGCTTGACGCTGAAAAGGAAATCAGATATGATTCGTATGAATTTACTGGAGATTTCCCGATTGAAAAAGGTGTATCCCTGAAAAGCGAGGGCGGACAAGAGTATTATTGCATCGAGTAGGTGGTGAGGCTATGGAAAAAGCATTGTTGTACGAATTAGAACGAGCAATCCCGGAACTTGCAAATAATATCTATCCGACCAATGCGCCGGAAACGGCAAACAAGCCTTATTTAGTTTACGCAAGGATTAATACTCAAAAAGATAAAACGCTTCAAGGATATGCAAATAGTGAAGCGTTAAGCTATATGTTTTCCATTATGGCAACTAAATACGGCGACATGAAGTCCTTAACCAAAAAGGTTGAGGATTTTTTAATGTCTTTACCCAGGACATCTATAGGCGAAGAAAACATCTACATAGAAGACTTGACTATAAACAACGTAACCGAACAATACGAACACGAATTAAAAGTTAACCGTGGAATTATAGATTTCACGATTTATATTTAGAAAGGAGAATAAATAATGGCAGAAAGAGCGCTAGGTACAAAAATTTTGAAAGACAACGTAGAAATTGGCGGCTTAACATCTATCGGTGGAATAGAGATTACCGCCGACACTATAGACGTTACCACATTATCAAGTGATGGCGGATATCGTGAGTTTATAGGCGCATTTAAAGACGCAGGGGAGGTATCCCTTGGAGGATACTTTGAACCGGACGATACCAGCGGACAAGTAGCATTACAAGACGCACTAGACGGCGGACTAGCAGAAGATTACACGATTGAATTCCCTACTACTCCAAAAGCAGAATGGACATTTAAAGGCGTAGTAACTGGCTTTAAAGTCGGTGACGCAGAGGTAGACGGAACCATAGCATTTGGAGCAACAATTAAAGTAAGTGGTCGCCCTGTTTTAACAGTAACAGAATAATGGGTAGGCAAGTCCTACCCTTTCTTTTGATAAATGGAGGTAATTATATGGCATATGTTGAAATTAAACTAGATAAAACTAGAAATTTTAAATATGGAATGAGAGCATTCGACAGAATCGAAAAGAAACTAAAAAAGAAAATATCNNAGATTGATATGGACGATTTAAGCATAGAAGAAACCGCAACAGTTATTTGGGCGGGTCTAGCACATGAAGATGATAAGCTAACCGTGGAAAAAGTAATGGATTTAGTGGATGAACATTCTAATCTTTACGAGGTAAGCAACAAGCTAGCTGAGGCGATTACAATAGCTTTTACCAACGGTGAACCGAAAAAAAACGATTAGAGGGCGAGGAGTCAGAACCGTTTGATTTATACAAACAACTGGAACTCGCCTTTTCTATTGGCATAAGTATATCGGAATTTTGGGAAATGACCCCTTATGAGTTATCGGTAGCTGTAAGGGGTTTTTGTAAACACAAAGAACGTGAAGCAGAAGAATACCGAGCTAAACTAAAAGCTTTAAGAGGATTAATGGTAGACCATGCCTTAATACTGTCAAGGTGGGTATGGCAGAAGAAAATAACCAAGACAGATATCGAACAAGCACTTAACATAGACAAACCACAGAAACACATGACCGACGAAGAGATGTTAGCAAAGGTAAAAGTACTAAATACCGTGTTTGGCGGCGAGGTGAGAATAAAACCCACTATTTAGAAGTAGGCTTTTGGTACTCTTTTAACTTAAAATAGCATTTACATATTTCAATTCGTAGGCTATGAAGAGAATTATAAAAACGCATAGCAATTAACCGTCCAAATAAGGGCGGTTTTTTGTTGGAAGGGGGTGGTCTGCACTATGAGAACTAAATCAAATTTCATAGTGCGGTGATCGGGGCGGAGCAGATTTTTCAAATCTCAATAAGGCCCTAAACCAAACACAAACAAGACTAGGCAAATTCCAAGCAGCTGTAAACAAATCAATGAAATTTGTCGGCTTTTCTTTAGGAAGTCTTGCAGTGGGTAAATTAGTCAAAGACAGTACAAAAATGGCCATGTCTGTAGAGTCGGCTATGGACAACATCCGCCGCAACATGGGCGCGGCTTCCAAGGTTTACGATGAGTTTGCCAAGACTCAATCTAAAGCTTTAGGCATGGGGCGTAAGGATGCATATGCTTATGGCTCAACATTTTCCAATTTATTAGGTAGCTTTATAACTGATACGCAAGAGGTAGCAAGCGAAACCGAAAACCTTATGAAAGCGGCGGCTATAATTGCCAGTAAAACAGGCCGCACATATGAAGATGTGGCAAATAGAATTAGAAGTGGTATGCTTGGGAGCACAGAGGCGATAATCTTATCTGTCGCATAAGGTAGAAATATCTTATTAAAAATTGGACAAAATCGGTGAAATCTAAGTTGTTAAACTTGGGTATATATGCTATACTATATATGAGGTGAATAATAATGAAAAAACACTACATATATAAGATAACGTGTATGCCAAATGGAAAAGTTTATATCGGACAAACTAATAGCAAGAAGCGCAGACTTGGTGAGCACAAGTCAGAATTAAGAGGCAATAGACATCACTGCCAGTATATGCAGAATGCATTTAACAAATATGGGGAAGATAATTTTTCTTTCGAGATAATAGAAGAATGCAAAGTGGAAGATGCTGATGACAGGGAATGCCATTGGATTAAGTTATATAAATCCAACGATAAAAAGCATGGATTTAATAGCGAAAGCGGCGGACATAATAATAAAACCCTATCAGATGAGCATAAAATGAAAATAAGCGCCAAGGTAAAAGGCGATAAAAATCCTATGTATGGAGTATCCAGAACAGGTAAAGAGGGCCCTTTTTACGGAAAGTCGCATTCAGAAGAAACAAAGCTGATTCTTAGCAAAAAAGCAAAAGAAAGATATGCTACGCATAGCGTGTATATTAATTCTGAAGAAGCGATACTAAAAAGGTCGATATCAAACACTGGCAAGAAACGTTCCGAGAAGTTTAGGGAAAGAATGAGCGCGATAGCAAGTGAAAGAACAGGAGATAAAAATCCGTTCTACGGAAAGTCGCATTCAGAAGAAACAAAAAGAAAAATAAGCATTGCAAATTCCAATAACCCCAATATTGGTGCTCATAAAAGAAAACAAATAATTGCTATTAATTTAAGCACTGGAGAAAAATCTAAATTTAACTCTATTAAAGAAGCCACAGAAAACATTGATGGATTAAAAAATAGAAATATGATATCTGGAGTGCTTAACGGAAAATATAAACAATACAAAGGTTATTCCTTTGAGTTTATACAATAAGATAATACCGAGGTAAAGCACACTTTAAAAGGTGTGGCTCACCGTAGAGCGTAGGGATTGAACCTATGCTTTTTTTCTTGTAAAAAAGTATAGAATAAAACATCCCCAAGAGTGTCCGACACCCTAACGAGAAAGGCGAGGGTGAAAATGTACGCCGACCTTATAGGAAACTATAAGAAGTAGAGGATAAAAAGCCTTTACGATAACAAAGTGAGAAGATTTAGGAGTATACACCCAAGTATCCATGCTGGAGTCAACCGAAGCATTTAAGAAATTCGCCAACGGGAAGTCATGGAACCAATTAGATTTTAAAGTTCAACAGCAAATCAGACTAGCGGCTATATTAGAACAAACA